CCGCCTTATTTCGCACCATGCCATTAGCTTGCCTAAAAAGAGCTTTATCACGTGCACTTTGCGCAGCCCTCTGAGCTGCATTTGGTTTGTTTGACATTTTCAATTTTAAAATCGTAACAATAATCATAAAATATACCGCTGATAATTTCACCTAGGACGGTATTTTTAAAAAGTATTGATGGAGGAGCCAAAAAATAAACACCTTCCAATCTTAAATGGATAGCCAATATTTGTTTCTCTGTAAGCCTAGCTTGCAGAAGTTCATCGAGTTTCACGGAATACTTGTTCATTTCTCGGAGTTGATCCAAGAACTTATCAAGTATTTCATTAACATCCTCAAAATGAATTGACCAAGGCCATAAACAAATACGCAAACCTAACAAATGTAACACGCAACTTTCTTCAATTGTGAACTTTGGACTATGTTGAACCCAATTAAGACTAGATAAAAGTTTCGGCAAATTACCTGCAGCTATGCAAATATCACCTAATCCTTTAACATATTTTGTCTTAATAGTGTGGGAAAGAAAAGCAGTGTCCTTAGCGTATTTAGGCTGATCAGTTTCATAACTAATCATCACCCCATACTGACTAAGGTATTCCTTAACTTCCTTAATACCCACATCTTCACTATCAATTGAGATATCAATATCGTCACCATTGATGAGTCTTTTACAGACATCTTCATCAGGCAAACCGGTAAGTTCTTCAATTGCATCATGTAGGGCACAATCAAACATTAATCCATTATCATCACCTGTATTTTTCCATCCTGACTTGTTGTGTAACATTCTATAAATAACACCGCAAGCTATGGAATCACCAGCATATACTGCATCATAAAGTAAATCAACCGCTTCATGGTACTCAGAAGGTAAGAAAGTTTTTCTAAACTCTCGAACAACCCAAGCTAAACCAAGATTAAACCTTTGATCGCAACCATCACCATCAGCATCATAACAATCAACTTTCTTAGATAAACCAAGAACAGATGTCACAAACTGAGGACCAGGAATAGCAATACCAAGGGTCAACGGATGTTTACCTAAAGCATCATGAATTTTTTCATTTTGCTTTTCAAACAGCATTGTACTAGCAAGCAGATGACGAATACCGGAGGCATTAAAAGCACGGGTTTTATGATCCGCAACTTTTTCTGCTTCACGGAGTTCATCTTTCAATGTAACTGTAAAGGGCAACCACATTTCCTGACCAGCCAAAACACTAAAAACATCCTCTTTAATTACATCACCATTTTGAGCAAGAGCATCTGTCTTGTCATTACAGGTGTAATAATC